GCTGTGGACTTTTTTGTCCATGGCGCCGATATTTACAAGGTTCAAGACTGGTGCGTAAAGAACTGGCCGTATAGCACCGGTCTAGGCGCGCCCAAGGGCTTCGTGCATCTAGGAATACGCCAAGGCAAGCCGAGACTCACTTGGCCTTATTAGACTTTCCGTGTAAGCCGCTACAAACGGCATGGCGATTACGTCTACACGAGTATCGCCAGAGCTTTTGGAGATACGCATACCGTATCACAGCCACAAAGAAGAAGCAACGTTCTTGCTGCTGTCAGACATTCATCTAGACAATCCAAAATGCGACCGCAGGCTGCTGCTGCAGCATCTTGACGAATGCAAAGCCATTGGCGGTCATGCGCTGATGTTTGGCGACGTGCTATGCCTGATGCAAGGCAAGAAAGACCGTCGCGGCAGCAAAGGCGACATCAGGCCAGAGCATCTAGGCGGCAACTACTTTGACTTGGTTTTCCGTGAGTCAGCGGATCTGCTCAAGCCTTACGGCGACATGATCTTGATGATGGGCGACGGCAACCACGAGACCGCTGTGCTCAATAATCAAGAGATTGACCCACTAGAAAACGTGGTGCGGCTGATGCGCAATGATGGTGCCGTCACCGAGCACATGGGCTATCAAGGCTTTGTGCGGTTTGCATTTAGGCAAGAAGCCGGCAGAACACGCCGCTGCACATTGTTTTTCCATCATGGAGCATGGGGCGGCATCGTCACCAAAGGCACCATGGGCGGTGGTCGCTACGCGCAGATCGCACCTGATGCGGACATCATGGTTAACGGCCACAACCATGAGCGCAGCATTGTCGCGCATCCATGTTATCGCATCGCAGAAAACGGTAAGGCATGGGTTGAGCAACGCTGGCACCTGCAGACCGGTACCTACAAGCAAGAGTTCGGTGCTACTGGCGGTTGGGCGATCGAGCGGATCGTAATGCCTAAGTCCCTCGGCGGTATCTGGATGACACTAAGACCACGAGAGCGCGGCGGTGTTGACATCATCTGCAGGCCAACCGTATGAGGCAGTACGTCCTTGAGGTTGAATACACCATCGTCGTCGAAAGCGACAACGAAGATCCACAAGAGGTATCAGATGACTTCGTGGCGCGGCTCACTGAGTTAGCGCCATCAAACGACCACATCTTGGGCTTAGCGGTCCAAGTGTTACCCATCCCTGAATTGCGTGGATCATCTGATTGATGGCTCAAACCTTATCCCCAAACGCAATGCAAAACAGCAATTCAGAAAGCGAATCTTTGAGGCATGGAGCCATCAATGCGCCTATTGCGGCGTACCGGCTGACACGCTTGACCATGTAAGGCCGCGCCATAAAGGCGGTTCTACAGTGGCATCTAATCTGGTGCCGGCATGCAAAAATTGCAACCGCAAAAAAGGCAGTGAAGACTGGCGAGAATGGTTCAGCCGTCAAGCCTCATGGTCCGAAGTTCGCGCTCAACGGATTCAGGACTGGTTGATTGATTAAGCATCTGATGATAGAAAATCAATGCTTGCCATGCTTGGCGGTGATCTTTACACATTCCATTTAGGCACACTCTGTAGATGTCCCCAATTTTGTGGATCGTTGGTGGTGACATGTCCAAGCGGGGTATCGTCTAAGGGATTGCTCATCAGCATACGCAAGCGGTTTAGGCCGCGGCGTTCGATGTTTTGCAATCTGGTTTTGCTAATACCCATTTGCTGTTCCAAAGCAGCCCAACTGACTGGTATGGCTAGGTTTCTGGCTTGTATTACCTGTTGCGTTGTATGGTCTAAATACTTGGCAAAGTATTCCATCATTTGACTGATTTCTTGGCTTGTCGTTACATCTTCTTCAAGACAAGATGGGTCGGCAATGGTATCACCAATTGAACCGCTATCTGCCGCATGTACTTTCTGATCGAGGCTGGTGACTCGGTAACTGCGCTTGAGCATCATCGACAACTCTTTAGGCTCCATACCAACAGCTTTGGCCAACTCGCTCAGCGTTGGCTCTCGACCTAACCTATGACCCATGTCTTGAGCGATGCGGTTAATTTTAAATAACAACTCATGCAGCGATGATGGTAAGCGGATCATGGCATCCTGCATGATGAGCGCTCGTGTAATACCTTGGCGTATCCACCAGTAGGCGTAGGTTGAAAACTTGTAACCGCGTGATGGATCAAACAGTTCAACAGCACGCGCAAGGCCGATATTGCCTTCTTGGATCAGATCCATCAACTCAAGCGTGCGGTTTTGCCGCTTGTGGTACTTGCGCGCTACGTGTACGACAAGCTGGAGATTGGATTGAATAAACCGCTGGCGTGCGCGTTCGCCACCACGCAGGTCACGTCGCTCGTCAGGTGTTAGCTGTTCCTTGCCGCGTAATTCTCTCCATCTGACAACACGACGGCCAAGTTGTATCTCTTGATCCGCCGTAAGCAATGGATGCCTGGCAATACTGTTGAGATAGTCTTTGATGCTGTCAGCCATGATGAATCCACTGGTTCACACAATGGAAGCACAGTTCCACGGCGCTGCCAACGCTAACATGTTGCGCCAGTTACATGCCGCAAAGGATTACAACGCCTTGCTTGAGTATGGTCTGCTGCTGGCCGAGCAAGAGGCTAGCCAGCGATCGCAGATCAAATGGTTGGCTGCCGAGGCAATGCGCTCATGCAGCGTCGAGCCGTGGCACCTGAGCGCGGCCAAAGACCTGCTCAGTGACCTTGCTGGCCGTGACTAGCCGGTCGCCGTTGTAGTGTCCTACGGTCGCATAGCTGAGCGCTGGGCGTTGGCTCATACGAAAGAACACCATCTGGCCGATCTTCAAGCCCGGATAAATCGGTAACGGCTGAAGCTGCCGCTGGTTCTTTAGTTCCAGTGTCAGGCTGCTGCCATGCCAACCGGGATCGGCATAACCGGCGTGTAGATTTTCGTATCCTTCACGCGCGCGGCTTGACTTTAGGAAGAACAACCCAGCGACATCCTCTGGCATGTTGAACATTTCCATCGTCTGCGCAAGAATGAACTGCCCTGGCACCAGTTCGTATGGGTGTTCTGGCGTGTAATGCTTGATCGACAGCGGAATCATTTCGTGCGATTGCACGGATTCCAGCAGGATGAGACTACCAAGCCGCAAGTCAAGACTGGCAGGATTGATCAACTCTGGGTCATGGTCTTGCACCATGCCTTCATTGCGGATCAGGTCTTGGATTTCGGTGTCACACAGAATCATTGTTCTCCGCTAGTCCGGTGTACAGGGCGTGCATGGGATGATTTTTGTCATGCCGTCCATCTGCGGCATATAGCGCCTCTAGATCATCTTGACGCTGCTGTTGTTCTTTGGGGTCGCAATCAAGTTTCATTGGTTTTGATTTCAAGGACTCTTCCATTGGGGGACCATTTCAATTTGTATTTGCTAAGGGTTTGCTCTGGTTGCTGCTGTGTATACCACCGATGATCGCAACCATCACACCTTCGCCTCCTGACAATTATGCCATCTTTTAGGGGGCTGGTCATAATGACATACGTTTTTTGGCAAGAGCACTTAGGGCATCTGATTTGAACTGTTGGCATGATTCTTCAAGGTCATTGGCTAAAACTGCAGCGGAGCGCAGCATTGTACTTAATTTGATCGGCTGCATCTCTTTTGCCATCGCATAGCGTATTGCTTGGCGAAAGCCCATGCTAATGTTGCCGGCACCAAGCTTGCGAGCAGCTTCGATCTCTTCACGGCTCATGCGGATGTTGACCGTAAAGTTGCGACCTTTACCTTTAGGTTTGCGGTCACTAGGCATGAACCCGTTGCCATTGGACAGCGCCGGCAATCTCTTCGCACCCAACGATGCAGCAACCATCAGACAGCCAGTCTTCGCAAAGTAAAGACAACATCTGATTTCGCATTTCAGGCTCAGCCCAGCGATCTATGTCAATGCGCTTGTACAGCGGGTCTTCTGTATCAATTCCAACGGCATAGCGACTGACAACGCCGAAATTTGGATGTGCAATTGAAATCAAAAGATTGACGTAATTGTGCATTGTTTTAGTTTGTGTTGGAAGGTTTGCCGATTAGCCATTGCATATACCAATTGGCTTTGCGCAATGACTCAGTGCCACCTTTGTGCTGTTCACGCCAGACGTACTTGAGCACATTGCCTTTGCAATAGCCCTTGAACTCTTCTGGCGTTAATGCAGCCTGAATGGCCTCGATACATTCAATAGTGCCCTGTGTGTAATGCGATGGGTGGTTAACTGGGTCGGTCATCCTGCATCAGCTCCATCAGTTGCAAGATGTACGCAGCAAAGGCGGTGTGCGTCATAACAGCATGGGTGCCGGGCGGCATTCCATAACTATCACGCCACCAGTCTTCAAAGGCTGCTTTAATGGCGGCTTCGTTCATGATTGACGCACCTGCACTGGCATGACAAGGTAGATATTATCATCGTTCTTTGCGCATTTGATGATCGCTGGAGTCATTGATGTTATTGTTAATAGCTCAATTTCGTCACCGTGAAACTGTTTAATGCCATCGATTAAATAGTTGACATTAAAAGCAATATCCGGCAGGGTCCCGGTTGATGGCATATTTTCGCTTCCATGACCAGTTTCGGACTCGGCTTGGACAAGCAAGCTCCCAAATTCGTCGTCCGATTTCAGTTTTACGATATTACTGCCATCGCAGCAGATGATTGCAATGCGCTCAAGTGTTTCAAGCATTTTTCTTCTATCAACAGTCAGTGTATGCTTAAAAGCTTTTGGTATTAGTTGATCAACATCAGGGAAAGTACCATCCAGCACGCGACCAACAATGGTAGTACTATCGTCAACAGCAATGCTGGCCTGATACTTGTCAAAAGAAATTGAGATTTGTGGTGAGTCAACTCGAAGTACCTGCTGCAATGTCTTGGCTGGTATCACTACATCTATGTCTGCTGGTTCGCAAGGCTGCTTCCTTATTGAAAGTCTGTGGCCGTCCGTGGATTCAAGTCTTAACTGATTGGACTCAGCTTTGAAATGGACGCCAGTTAAAACTTGTTTTGACTCATCAGTGCTGCAGCAGGATAAAACCGCCTTTAAAGAATCTGATACGGCCAGGTCAATAGAGTTTTCGCTGTCAATTACTGGCAGATCGGGAAAGTCCTCTGCAGAAGCAGTCGAAAGCCGATAGCAGCCGCTTGGCGTTTTAAGCACAAGAGAATTGTTATCTGTCTCAAAATTGATTGCTGCTTGCCGATCAATCTTGGCGACAATTTCCGATAACAGCTTGTACGGCACTGTAACTGATCCAGGCTCTTCAACCAAGGCGACGGTTGTATGCCTGATACCCATGTCAATGTTGTAGCAGGTGGCCTCAAGACTGCCTGTTTTAACGCAAAGCAGCACATTGCAAAGAATTGGGTGCATCTTTGCGCTGCCTACCGCTTTGCCAACCAGGCGCAAGGCATGATTTAGGTTTGACTGTGTAATAACAAATTTCATGGTTGGTACCTGCTGGGGTCTTTCATTGATGCCAGAAACAAAATTTCCACGATTCGATTTGAAGCCTTGTGAAATGAGACAGCAAGCTCAACCGGAATCGAATTGCCATCATCGATTGCGTTATCAAGAATGGCTTGTGCCGTCGCCTCTGCATTATCGAACAGCTCGCTTAAGCAGTCAATGACTGGCTGCTGTTTTGCTGAAATTTCTACCCTTGTCATGCTGCTGCCCCGCTACGCAAGCCTTGATGGAATCGGCTGGCGGTGCCATAGGTGGCAACCAGTTCGGGAAAAGCATCAAGGATGCGACGTCTGTTATTGGGGTCTGCCTTGAGACCGGCATAGGCCAATGCTTGATAAAAGCTGCCGCCGTATTGGCAGGCGGTCGCCAGTGTCCAATAGATGTCGTGTTCAGTCATGATGAAATTAAAAAAGTTGTGAGAGTGTGTGCTTTGTAACCTGGTAATGCTTTTGCGTGCCAGGTACACGTTCGATAAAGCCGAAGTCAAGCAAATGACTGATAGCCGCAGAGACCATTCTTCTCCACCGAGGCTGATCTTTGTACATTTTCAGTAAGTCACCTTCCCAAAAGTCATCGAACGAACTTTCGATGTAAGCATTGATTGATATGGTTGAAAATGGCGAAACCTGAAACCTTGTATTGCTGCCGATAATGCCGCGAATTATGTCAGACCATTCAACACTGCCCCTAAACTTAGGTGCACTTTTTTCCAATTCAGCTTTTTGGATCTCGCATGCATTTTCTGTAGATTTTTCTTTGTAAAGCTCAAGAATGCTAAGTGCTTGCCGAAGCATTGACAGCGCGTTCTCTATTTCTGTCGAGCTTGTCACAGGCTGTATTGTTTTCTGGAAACTTTGATTTGCCAGTGGAAGTGCTGTGCCTTTGTATTCACCTGCATAACGCTCGTCCAGGCATGGGCTAATGCGTTCTGCTTTAAGGATTGTTCCCGGCTCTAGTTCGCTAAACCATTCCTCGTTGTCAGGCGAAAACAGGATGCCGCTGTATTCTTTATTTCCATGCAAAAAGTAACACTTTGCTTGCAATGAACCGTGAACGGTCCTTGACTGGCAAAGGTAGCGAAATTTTGCATTCAGCTCTTGCGGCAAAATTACAGGCTCTGGCGCAAGAAACATTTGATCAGAAGTCATCACCCATGTCCTCCAGTGCAATAACAAGACCGTCAAAGTCTTCGCTTGCAGGCAAGACTGATGTCAAAAGGTCAACAGCTTCGCCATAGTCCTCTCGCAGCGAATCAAGATAATCACTGCGATCCTTGTAGCCGTTTTGCTCGTAGATGGTCATTGGGTTGCCGGTGGTTGTGGAGGTTCCCCCTCCATGGATCAATAGTATCACACCTATGCACTGTTTGTACACAGATTTGTAAATAGCATGAAATAAAAAAAGCCGGGTTGCCCCGGCTGGTTTCTTTTGATTGCTTGCTTCAGAACGGAGTCTCCATGGCTTTTGCCTTGGGTGGCAAGCTGAAATCATTGACTCGCATCACGATTTTCGCTCCCTTATCACCGTCTTTGCGCTCGTACTGTTCGACGTAGCCATCTCCAACAACGGTCACCTGCGATCCCTTGATGAGAAAATCGCCGATGACCTGCGCACGCTTGCCCCATACAGAGCAGTCAATGGCGGTAACAATGTCCCCGTCACGCCCTTTGCGGTTGCAAAGCACCGTAAAGTTTGCAACTTCAGCTTCGCCTACGGTTTTGATCTCCGGGTCCCTGGCAAGATTGCCAACAGCAGTCAGTGTCAACATGATTGGATAGCGGTTTGATAATGCGTTGCGACTAGCGGTTAGCTAGACAGAAACGCATTGATGAACTCGACCTGGCCTTGTGTTTTGATCTCTTTGGACAATGCCGCCTTGGCATCTAGCTTGTACTGCTTGCGAAACGCTTTTGTCAGCTCTGCAATTTTGTCTGGTGTTTTTTCGTGCACTTCCGATAACAGCGCAATGACCATTTTGTATTCTTCCTCGTCGATAGGCATCTCAGAGACATCGATTTGATTGGCAGACTCTGGTTGCGGTGCCGTCTCTGGTTTTGATTCTGCCTTTGGCTTGGCAGCGGGCTTTGGTTTTTCCTCTACAGCAACAGCGACTGCATTGCCAGCCTCTGTAACCTCTTCTTTTGCCCACAGCTCGTAACCAAGTGAGAGCGTGAATGCAGCACAAGCGCAAAGAGCACGCCGATGAGCGTCTGTCAATGCACGAGCGCTGATCTTGTCAAACTGAATGGCATTGTTTCGGTTATCCATGATCGGAAACGGAAAGTCGGCCGTCGCCTGATCTTCTGGGCCGGTGAAATAGCCAATTAGGTAGCCAGTGCCATCTGGTGCTTTCCAGATGTGATTCCCATCTTGGGCTTGTTTGAGATGAAATTCCCAACCAGGGGCATGTGTGTGCAGATGATTGGCAATGCGCGCCCAGGCGACATACGATGCGGCATAGCTGCCACTGCCTTTGCTATAAACATCGTCTTTGGTGATGACACCAGCGAGATTTGGATAGGTCATGAGATAGGTGTGCAAGTAATGATTGCGCCTGGGCGCTCTGATGGTGTGCAGTAACGCTTGTAGGCGTTAATCTCGACAACTTGGCAGTCATCGTCAAACAGCACGGTCGTCAAGGCATCAAGAATGCCTCGCGTGAGTTTGTCGATGTCACCAATACTTTTGCTGATTGCTTTGACTGGTGCCCTATTTGATAGTTCGCCTTTGCTGTTGAAATGCGACTTAGGACGTGGAAAGCAAAATGCCAAGCTGACGGACATTGGAACACTGGTGTCCCACTGTTGCGGTCGATTGCATTGAGCGGCAAAACGAACATCTTGACGCCAAGGCTTGAGATGCGGGCTGGATTCAACCATGCGACCATTGCCAAGAGACCGTTTGCTGCCTTGTGGCCGACTGATGCCTTCCACAAAGAATGTGATGCTCACTTTTGTTTGACATGGCTCACGCAAACATAGGTTGTAACCTTGCGATCTGCAATACCTAGGTGCTGCTCGCGCTCTTGTAATGCCTTGACGGCTGGCGAATAAGACCAGGTTGTGCGTGCTCTGCGTTCCAGCTTGACGCCCTCGACAACAGCATTACCTTTTTCGTCGAGGTAGTCATCGAGGTCACCGACGGACCATGCGACAGAAAGTTGGCCGATGATGTCAGATTTTTCTGTTTCAAGCTCTTTGATAAGAGCTGAGATTTCAGAGACCCTGCGAGTCATTTCTTGGATAGCTGTCATGATGATCTGTGTGTAGTGGCAGTTGTCTGCCTGCTGCCATTGTACCAAAAAGTGCAAAGGCTGTAAATAGATGGTCAGGATTTGGATCAAGATTGCATAAGCTGCAACAGCCCCACCGAGGACTTATTTGACCGTTGCTCTTGCCTTGTCTTAGCGCAGTGGCTGTTGTTCGACTTTCAGCCAATAGGCATCAGGAATCCCGACCTGACGCGATCAAGACAAAGGGTCCTGCTCATAGCCAAAGAACCAATGATCCGGACCAAAGCGCTTCATGAGTTTTAAATCAGTTGATGTCATGCTGCTTGTTTCGGGATCTTTGCAAATTGCTTGTGCTTGTTGCAACGAAAGACCGGATTCAATTCTTATTGGTGAATTATTGAAGCGAAAGCAATAAACAGAATAGGTCATCGAATTGTTTGATTGCGTTTGTGGAAGCTGGCTGACAGCTTTTTGTCAAGCTGAAAGATTTTGTCTTCGTATGATCCAGGTTCTGGTTCGTATTGCCAATCGCCTTTACGAAGCTCGATTGCTTCGTGGCGAACAACGCAATACAGAAGATCAAGATCGGAATGAGTAAAGTCCATGTCACATGCCCATTTTTTCTTTAAGCAGCTTTCCAAAAGCTTTGCGATATTTCGCAAGCTCTCGTTTGGACTGCATCATGTCATCAAGGCGGCCAGCAGCAAAATGATGCTGATAGGCGGTTTCTTGTTCGCTAATGAGCTGTTTGATGTGATGTAGCTGGTCTGTGATTGTGGTCATAGGTCCTGGTGGTGGTCGAGATCCCTCCCGATGTAGACATTATACACCATTTTGACCACTAGTGCACAATCTGTGCATTAAGGTGTTTTTGCCTTGTCTCGCATGGCTCTGTAGTCCACACGAGCAACCTTTTTGACCTTGCGCGTATTGTTGCCCTTGACTCGCTTTTGCCCATGCTTGGCGTATCGTTCGGCAGTTGCCAGTCTTGCCGCTGCGATCGCCTCATCTCTGCCTGGTGGTTCAGGTATGCCTGCATTGGCAAGGATTTCTGTCCAGTTCATCAGAATGGCAGCGCGATGGATTTTGAATGTTCCATGAGTTTGTCTTCCCAAGCTGAAAAGCAGTCGCTAGGGCTTTCACTGATGACGCGACTGCGCCCTGGGCCGACGACAACCGTGCAGCATTTGCTGACTTCTATCGACGGGTAGTTCAGGTTTAAGCCGTGCAGGTATCCGCCGAGTTGAGCGGTGGCCGCCTTGCGTGTGTCAACAGCTTTTTCAGTTTGAACGGTCTTGAAGTCCAGCAAGGTGATGCCGCCGTCAGATGTGCGTATAACCCCGTCGAAGGTGCCTGCAATCTCGTGATGAGGGATCACAACACCAAGTTCGACAGCAAGCGTCTCAGCACCTTCTAGCAGCCAGCAAGACTTGAGGGCATCAATCCATGGCTCGTACTCGCCAGCCTCTGGCTCAAGCCCAAGCAGCAGCGCCTCGGCAGCCGTATGCACATGGTTGCCTCGTGGCTGCCAAATGTGCCGCGTCTCTTCAAAGCGAGCCTGCTGCTCTGCTGTAACTGGCTGAGCAATCCTGCTCACGCTGTAGCGCATCCAGGAACCCCGGTAACGGTATCGATGAATGTCTGGAAAAAACTCCAGGTCGGCGAGCGGCTGCAACACGTTTGATTCGCTTGTGCCCTCATTGTATAATGGCAGTGCACCATTTGTTCAAATCATGCCCAGAGTTGTTGTAGACCTCAGCCAGACGATGCACGCTTGGCTAGAGTCAAAGCGAGGCGAGTGGAAGCCGAGAACGGTTGTCCTGAGAGAGATCATCGAGGATGCCATGCATCGAGATCTAGCTCAAAAGGCTTCTAACGGCAGCGACGCCAAATAAAAAGCCCGGCAGCGTCGCCACGCGTACCGGGCACCCTTAACGGGGAAGCAACCACAAGCAAACCAATTATGCCACGAGTCAAGTCAACTGGCTTCTCGATCTGTCCACATGAGCTGCTGGATCAGATTGCCGAGCCAGGCGGAAAGCAAAGAGTCTGCGTCTACCTGCTGCTGCATCGCTACGGAAATGCCAGTCAGCAAGGCTGCTACGCCTCGGTCACAACGCTGTCAAAAGAGCTTGGCAGCAGCCGTCGTGATGTCATGTCAGCCATTCATTGGCTAATCGATAACGGGTGGGCCACTTACACCTACGACGACGGTCATCGCAGGCACATCTACCTGAACGCCGATAGGCGCAAGCAACGCAGTGGCGGTAGTCAAAAGGGCACTGATGCCCGGTATCCAAAAAGGCACCGCGGTATCCAAAAAGGCACCAATAGCGAAAGTGCCCTTTTAGGCACCGACCCTGGTATCCAAAAAGGCACCCAAACAAGAACCCATAAACAAGATCCCTCTATGGCTTTACTAGGTACTGACGTACCTACTAAACCCATAGATGCAGATTCATGTGAAAAAAACGGGAAAGGAAAGACCAGATCACTTCCTGCTGAACTTGAGCGCCATCGCGAGCTGATCCAGGCGTTCTGGAAGATCAAGAAAGGCTCAAAAGGTGACATCGCCTGGAAACTTTTGTGCACAGAGCTGTTAAAATTCCATGGGCACCTCGGACCCGATGTGGTCGAGGAGCAGTTGACACACGCGATCAACGGCAAATGGGCGGGCATCAACTACGGCCGTCATTTGCAGTTCAACCCGCACCTCGTCAGCGCAACAGCCAGCACCGCACCCGAATACGTGATTCGTTAATGGAACTTTTTGACACACGCCTTGCCAACGCCTACATCTGGGCTTGCAGCGAAAAGAAAGACCGCTCGTTCCCACCAAAGCAGGTTTATCGAGCAACGCAGCAGCCCAATTTCGACAAACTTGCGATCGATCACAATCAGATTGGTGATTTTCCAGTTGGTCGCTACGACGAGGTGGGGCGTTACCAGACCTACTGCCCGCCGCTGCCCAGTGTCGCTGGTGGCCTTGGGCGTTACATCATCCACCCAGGCGCCGAGGAGGCGTACAAGACTGCCGTTAAGGCTGCTTGGTCATGACACTGCACCCACTCGGCACCTTCGACGGGACCGGCGATACTCTTGCTCGAATGGCTGCCAAAGGTCATTGCTCTATCGATGACCTTGACAAAGCTCCGCCTGGTGCAGTAGCTGGCTACGAGCCACGCAACTTGCTCAAAGACTGGATCGCTGTCAATCAAGCCAAATGGCAGCAAATCCTTGACGAGCACAACGTTCAGCCTGAGCCAGCCGTAGAGGCTTGCCCATCACCACGCGATTTCCCTACAAACGATCTGCCTTTCTGATGCCACGTTTCGCAAACTGCAAAGTCGAAGTGCGCTTTGACCAGGAAACCTTTGACCAAATCAACAAAGCTGCTACCGCCTGTGGCCTTACGCGCTCAGAGTTCATTCGCAATGCTGTTGTGGGAAATAACGCTTGCGTTGCGTCAGAGGTGTCTGGAAGCGTCTCCAAGCCGCCTCTAACTCTTGACAGGTATCTGACACTGGTCCAGCAGGTTTACCGCGCCCTGGGCGGCTCTGTGAGCAGATCAACGGCTGAACTGTGCGTTGCCGTTACCGTGCAAAGCATCTACAAGGGCTAAATCCAGTCATGGACCAGCAGCTTGAAGTTAAAGGCATCAGTGGGTTGTACAAGTTTTCGTACAATGCTGACGAAAGAAGCCTTCGTTTAACCGCTTGGCCCAATGGTGACCCATCAGCGCGCATCATTGCTGCTGGCTTGCCACAGACATTGGAAAAAGCTCGCCTTGCTGCTCAAAACTATGTAAGGTATGTTGAAACTGACTTCCAAAGCTGCTGACAGCTTCAATGCTTCCTTTCGACAATGTTGAGACAGAATCGACTGTCACGTCGATCAAAGATCTCAAATATGACCACAAAAATGCTCGCCGTCGCACTGATCGGTCAAGCACGCTGATTGCTGAATCGCTTAAACGTTATGGAGCGGCTCGCAGCATCGTTATCGATGAAGAGAACCGCATCCTTGCAGGCAATGGCACCATTGAAGGCGCTAAGTCAATCGGCATCAAAAAAGTGCGCGTCATCGAAACCGATGGCAGCGAGATCATTGCCGTTAAACGCACTGACCTAAACGAGGAAGACAAAATTGGTCTTGCCCTTGCTGATAATCGCACCAGCGATCTCAGCGAATGGGATGGGGCAATGCTGCATCAGCTCAGTGAAGAGCATGACATCAGCGCCTGGTTCAGCAAAGAAGAACTTGATGAGCTTTTTGGTGTCGAAGAAACCATTGACGAAGATAGCCCTTACACAAACAAAACCACGGCTCCTATCTACGAACCAACAGGCGCACAGCACAAGCCCGAGCATCTCTACGACACCGCAAAAACAAATCGCCTGCTTGCCGATATCGAAGTAGCCGAGATCCCTGATGACATCAAGGATTTCCTAAAATCAGCAGCACATCGGCATACGGCTTTTAACTACAGTAAAATTGCTGACTATTACGCGACGGCATCAAAAGAAATCCAAGAACTGTTCGAGCAGTCAGCACTGGTCATTATTGACTTTGAACAAGCCATCGAAAATGGCTTTGTCCGCCTAGACGCCAGCATCGAAGAAGCTTTCAAGCAGGATCATCCACATGCGTGACGACTTTTGCATCTTTATCCTGTCAAACCGCAGGCCAGATAACATCAAAACGCTTGAGACCCTTCAGCGTTCCAATTACGACGGCAAGTGGTACATCGTCATCGACGACGAAGACCCGACAGGCGATCAATACAAAAAAGCCTACGGCGACAAGGTTCTGGTCTTTTCTAAAGCCAAGGTCGCAGAAACGACAGACTCATGCGATACGTCAAAAGACCGCCGCACGCCGTTATGGGCACGAAACGCCTGCTGGGATCTGGCGAAGCAAGTCAAATGCCGTTACTTTTGCCAGCTTGATGACGATTACACCTGGTTCTCCTATCGCCGCATAGGTCGCAAAGACCCAGGCGGTCCGCCGAAATACTCGAACTTTAAGGCAGAAAGCCTTGATATCGTTTTTGGTGCCATGATCGAGCTGCTTGAATCAACACCATCCGTGTCAAGCATTGCGTTCTCTCAAGGTGGTGACTACAACGTCAGCTCAGAAAAAGCCAGACGTGTCCTGCGCAAAGCAATGAACTCATTCTTTTGCGATACGCAGCGCCCGTTCAAATTCATCGGCAAGTTCAACGATGATGTCAATACCTACATCGCCCATGGTGCCACGGGCAAGCTGTTTTTTACCTACTGCCCAATACAGCTCACACAAGGCGTAACGCAGCAAAACAAAGGCGGAATCACTGAGGCCTACAAGGAAAATGGCACCTACGTCAAATCCTTCTACACCGTCATGATCTCGCCGTCGTCAACATGGATCGAACTCATGGGCCACAAGAATCCACGCCTACACCACACACATGACTGGAATAAGGTATGCCCTAAAATCATCCACGAAAAATATCGACGCCAATAGTCCAGATATGCTATACATGGTCAAGAAGTAGTCAGTCGTTGCATAAATGGCCCCCAAACGTGGACCAAAAGCTGAAACCCTTGAACGCGCTGAACGTTTTGCGCGCATCATTGCCAATGGTGGCAGACGGTCAGATTGCATCCGCTACGCCAGGGAAAACTGGGGGGTCAAAGACGATGCCTGTGATCTTTACCTGCGGCTGGCACGCGAGAAGCTGAAGGCCGACTGGGACATCGAACGACCGCAGATGGTGGCTGACCTGCTAAGCCAGTGCTCCACATTGCAGATGGAAGCAAGGCGCGCTGGGCAGTATCACATCGCACTCGGCGCTATCAACACAGCAGCAAAGCTTGCAGCACTTTGCTCATGAGCATTCTGCTGGAAGCCAAGCCAGGGCATGTGCTTTACAGCGGTGAAGCCGGCAGTAGTGCTCCAACAGCCACCGAAGTCATCGAGCGTATCAACGCATCGCTGCTGCCGCATCAAAAGGCGTTCTGCGATGACATGGAACATCGCAAGATTGGCCTTGTCTGCGGGTTTGGTGCTGGCAAGACTTACAGCCTGGTTGCCAAAGCCTGTGTGCTTGCAGCCAAGAACGTTGGCCACGTCTCAGCCTTATTCGAACCAGTCGCGCCGATGCTCAGGGACATCCTTGAACGCACCATGGACGACCTGCTGTCTGAATGGGAGATTCCCTATACCTTTCGCGTCAGCCCGCTGCCTGAGTACGTTCTAACGTTTGCCGAGGGGCAGCACACGATCCTGCTACGCACCATGGAAACATGGAACCGGATTCGTGGTCAAAACCTTTGCGCAATTGGATTTGACGAAGCCGATACGGCGAACAAGCGCACAGCGGATCAAGCGACACGAATGGCGTTAGCTCGTCTTCGTGCTGGCAATGTCAGGCAGTTTTATGCCGCCACAACACCAGAGGGTTATGGCTGGGCGTATCAAACGTTTCAGCGAGAGGCGAAGGATGATACGCGGCTCATTCAAGCCAAAACCGAAGACAACCCATACCTGCCAGATGACTTCATTCCAAGCTTGATTGAGAACTATCCCTCGAACCTGATCAAGGCGTATCTGAATGGCGAGTTTGTCAACCTGACGACGGGCAGTGTGTATGACCGCTTTGACCGCAGCAAGCATGTATTTACCAAGCTGCCTGACTTTGCCAATGAACCGCTGCGTATTGGCGTTGATTTCAACGTTGGCAATATGAGCGCCGTGATCGCCGTGCGTTATGGTGATCGGTTAACAGTGATCGATGAAATCTCTGGAGCGCATGACACTGATGCGTTGGCTCAAGAGATCAAGCGTCGTTACCCAGAGCATCGCATCTATGTCTATCCAGATGCCAGCGGCGGCAACCGCAGCACCAATGCAAGTCAAACTGACATTCAGATCCTTGAGACCTATGGCTTCAGCAACCAGTCATCGCGTAGCAATCCTCCCGTCCGTGATCGGGTGGCTGCTGTTCAGGCTTTGCTGGAGAACGGCAAGGGTCAAATAAGGTTGCAAGTTTCTGACACTTGTAAACGGCTGATCGAGTGCCTTGAGCTGCAGTGCTGGACAGAGAAAGGCGAGCCTGACAAGGATGCCGGGCACGATCACATGAATGATGCCCTTGGCTACATCATTTGGCGTGAGTTCAATCCGCTGCATTCCCGCGCTGGCAGGGCAACTGGAATCAGGTTGTATTAACATTTGTACACAGCATTGCACAGTCTGTGCATTGATTGTGTATGATTAGGTCATTCCAAACGAATTCCAACCATGATCAACAACCCTTGGATCAACCGCGCAGCCGCTATCGTGCTGCTGCTGTGCGTCTATATCGCTGGCGTTGACAGCGGCATTAAAGCCCATCACGACCAGCCCGATTGCCAAGAGCGCGTAAACTGACGGCATTGTCAATGCGGTGTCGCTGTGTATAGCGGTTACAACTTCTATGACAGGCCGCTAGCGCAGCGTACGGTCACCAAGGTCAATGACCCCAATACCAGTTGGTACGCGCAAGAGCCGCATTGGATCTTGATTGAAGATCTGCTGCAGGGCACCTACGGCATGCGCAAAAAGCATCGCCGCTACCTGCCTCAAGAGCCACGCGAGCTAGACGAGTCCTATGACAACCGCCTAGCCCGCAGCGTCTGCCCGCCGTATTACATCCGCCTTGAACGGATGCTGGCTGGCATGTTGACCCGCAAGCCTGTACGGCTGGATGACACCGCTGATGTCATCCGCGAGCAACTGTTCGACGTAGACCTGCAAGGCAATGACCTCAACGTTTGGACCTATGAAGCAGCCCGCAAGATGGTCCGCTATGGCCACGTTGGTACTTTGGTGGATGCGCCTGCTGATGGGGGTAGACCTTATTGGGTGACCTACACACCACGGCAAATCCTTGGCTGGCGCACCGAGACGCAAGAAGGCCGGCAGGTGTTGACCCAGCTCCGGCTGGCGGAAGTGGTCACCGTCCCTGATGGTGAGTTTGGCGAAAAGTCCGTCGAGCAGGTGCGTGTACTGACGCCTGGTGAATACCGCATTCACCGCAAAGATGACAACGGCGAGTTCATTGTTGTTGATGAAGGTCGCACCAGCCTGAGCGAAATACCGTTCAGCATCGCCTACGCGCAGCGCACGGCATTTATGGAGTCGCGCCCGCCGCTGGAAGATATTGCTGAGCTAAACCTAAAAACTTACCAAGTGCAGTCGGACCTTGACAACCAACTGCACATCAGCGCCGTGCCAATGCTGGCGTTTTATGGGTTCCCGTCTGCTGCTGAAGAGGTATCAGCCGGTCCCGGCGAAGCGATCGCATTCCCAGCCGAAGGCCGTGCCGAGTACATCGAGCCAGCCGGTCGCAGTTTTGAGGCGCAGTTCCGCAGACTTGAGCAGCTTGCTATGCAGATCAATGAGCTGGGCTTGTCGGCGGTACTAGGTCAGAAGCTGAGCGCCGAAACCGCCGAAGCAAAGCGCATTGACCGCAGTCAAGGCGACAGCACCATGATGGTCATTGCGCAGAACATGCAGGACATGATCGACAACAGCCTGCAATTTCATGCGCAGTACCTCGGCAATGCCACCGCTGCTGGCAGCAGCTATGTCAACCGCGACTTCCTTGGCGCACGCCTTGAGCCGCAGGACATCACCGCCCTACTGTCGCTGTATACCGCTGGCACCATCAGCCAAGAAACCCTGCTGCGTGAACTAGCCGAAGGCGATGTCCTTGGCGATAATTTTGATGTAGACGAAGAACTTGAGGCAACATCCAATGCGGGGCTTGACCTACCGACTGCTCGACTGGCTGACAGACTGGTTGGTAGCGGTGATGATATGGGTGGAACCGAAGAGGCCGAGACGCCAGGGGATTGATTACACCATGTGCAAGTTGCCTGACGAAGTACTTGCTGTGGTGCGCATGAAATACTACAAAGGCGGCAAGGCTGACGAGGTAGATGAGATGGTCATTATGGAGGATGGTCAGAACGGCTATGACGCATTTGCCGCGGCCATCCGTGGCGCGCTTGCTCGCGGCGCTGATATCAGCATCAGATCGCAATATCGCCCTGATCAGCTTGGCATCATCTCATGAGCACGCCAGAGGCGCTATACCGCAATGCGATTGACCTGAACCGTTATAGCAACAGCGTTGCGCGGCGCATCATCAATGCGTACAACGACATCATTATTGATAGCGTCAACCAGCTCCGCACCATTGACGAACTGGCGGCACCTGTCAAGGCTGCACGGCTGCGTGCCATTTTGGCGCAACTGAAAGACAGCCTTGCGACATGGGCGGGTGATGCGACTGAGCTGACAGCGCTAGAGCTGCAAGGCATCGCGCAGCTTCAGTCGGAATTTGTCACAGACCAGTTAGCACGCGTGCTGCCTGCTGGCACTCGTGATGCGGTGCGCACCGTTGAGATCAGCCCGCAGTTTGCGCAGTCGGTAGTCACAACTGACCCAACGCAGCTCAACGTGGTCGCACTTTCTGATGACCTGTTTGCTGCTGTAGAGGGCGCCCCGACTACGTTTTCGCTGACCGCCGCCCAAGGTGCGACTATTACGCTGCCAAATGGCGAGGTCATACAAAAGGCATTTCGCGGCATTGCGGTTGACCAGGCTGAGCGGTTTAGTCAAGTGGTAAGGCAAGGACTCCTTACTGGCGAGCCGACACCAGAGATTGCCAAGCGTCTGATTGGCAGTCTGCAATTTGGCGAGAGTGCTCGTAACGTGCGGCAACTCATCGCAGCAGGCGGTCAAGCAACAGCAGTGGCAGACAATCAAGTGTTGGCACTGGTGCGGACTAGCGTGAACCAAGTGGCCAATACCGCCAGCCAGCAGGTGTATGAAGCGAATCAGGACATCACTAAGCGCTATCGCTATGTGGCAACATTGGACACCCGCACCAGTAGCATTTGCCGTGCATTGGATGGTCGAGAATTTGAATACGGCAAAGGACCGATGCCGCCGCTTCATTTTCAGTGCAGGAGCACCACGGTGCCGGTGATTGACCCTGATATCCTGCCGCCATCTGAAACAGCAACACGAGCTAGCCAAGCTGGCCAGGTGCCAGTCAATGAGTCCTATGGTCAATGGCTTGCTAAGCAGCCGCTGCCGGTCAAGGCCAAGGCGTTGGGCGCCAGCAAAGTCGCTTATTTTGACAAGCTATCGGCCAAGTATGGCCCTAAGGATGCCATCGCCAAATTGGTGCGCGATGATGGGTCAGAGTTAACGTTAAACCAACTCCGCGCACGTTATGGACCTACCCGCACTTAGGCATTTCAATGAAGGCGTCATTCACAGCGACCCAGTTGAGGTGCTTGTTGGTGAGGCATGGGTGACTGCAGTGCTGTGCTATTCCGATGGCATTGGCCATTATTGGGCGACACCTGATATGGCTAGGCTTAGTCCAGTTGCAGAATGGCGCCATGCCGCTCAAGCGGGGCAAGTCACAGGAGGTAATCTCGGAGAACATCCGCCGCGAAATCAAGGCGGGCAAGTCGCCAAAACAGGCGGCAGCAATCGCGTACGCAAAAGCCGGCAAAAGCCGCAAGCGGAAGGCTAAAAAATGAAACGCGGCGACCGTGTTAGCTGGATGTACCAAGGCACTCGCACCTTTGGTGTAATCACCAGTATTGGCGGTGAGCGCGCAACCATCTCTACGCCGAGCGGCGGCAGCGTTACCCGTGTTGGTGGTCAGGATGATCCAATCGTTCGGATCAAATCCGAGTCAACTGGCAACGCGGTCATCAAAAAGCGGTCAGAGCTGACGCGGGCGCCAAAGCGATGATTACCTACCGCGGCGAGCAGTTTGACGGCTACAACAAGCCGAAGCGGACGCCTAAGCATCCGACAAAATCCCATGCAGTGCTCGCCAAGGAAGGCGATACCGTCAAGCTGATCAGGTTCGGTCAGCAGGGCGTATCTGGCTCACCAGCGCGCAAAGGTGAATCAGCAGCAGATAAGGCTAGACGGGCATCGTTTAAGGCTCGTCATGCGGCCAATATCGCCAAGGGTAAGCTCAGTGCTGCGTTCTGGGCGGATAAGGCGAAGTGGAGTTGACACGCTCCTGCGTGTGAATCCACGTTTTCAGCTCAGCTATATACCACCGCAAATCTTGAGCCTTGGCAGCGTGCCAGCCATTGCCAGTGGTGCGGTAAAGATGCTCGTGACGGTCTACCGCATCAAGGCATTGCTTGATAAGCGGATTCCACGGTTGACGGACAGGCGTATCCCATTCACGCTTTGACACGATCGTGCCGCGCCGTTACGATGACAGCGTAATTAAGCCTGCGGCTTATCCATGTCTGACGAAACACAAACCCAGGAGCCTGCGGCTACCGGGGGTGACAATACCGAAGCGTTGCAGCGCAGCGTTGAGGCACTTGAGCGCAAGAATCAAGAGCTAATCGCAGAATTGCGACAGGCAAAGAAAACAAAACTGCCCGATGGAGTCAACGTCGAAGAGCTGCTTGAGTTCAAGCGCAATTACGAACAGCAACAACTTGAATCACAAGGAAAGTACAGCGAAGCAAGGCAAGCTCTGGAGCAGCAGTTCCGTGAGGCGACGGCAGAAAAGGACCAGCGCATCTCAGACCTCGAAGCCCGTGTTCGAGAGCTAGAGCTGATTACGCCAGCCGTCACGGCACTAGCCGACATTGTGCATGATCCTGACATGGTGCT